TATTATTTAAGCATAAAATTCTTTAATTTTATCTTCTAATACATTAGCAGTTAAAACTCCAGAAGTTCTTCCTACCTCTATATCATCTTTTATAAATACAAGAGTTGGAAGATTTCTAATATTATATCTAAGAGTAGTTTCCTCTTCGATTTCTATGTCTACTGTAGTTAAAGTAATATCAGTATGATTTTCTAATACTCTTTTTAAAATAGGTGCTAAAGCTTTACATTGTCCACACCACTCTGCTTCAAATTTTAATATTTTTTTCATTGCGCTAATTCTATATTAATTTCTAATTCATTCTTTCTACTTCTAGTACTACCTTCTAGTTGTCTAGCAGCACTCCAGTTAGAAATCTTTGTAAGATAGCCGATAATGCGATCCCATAGGCTTACATGCGTACTGCCACATTTAGGACATTTACTAAATGGCTGTTTTGCTATAAAATGGCACTCTTCACATTCACAATTAGGAATATTAAAAGTAGCATATTTACAACCTACTTTAGCCATAAATTTAAGTAAATACTCATATTGTTTCTGACTCAAATGTTCAGATAAATTAAGATGACAAGCAGAACCTCCATCTAATTCATCAGCAGCGAACTCAGAACTATGAAGTATAATTTTATCAAGTATACTTATATGTGTATCATTAGGTTTAAATATATAACTAGCATACAGATTAGTGTCTGTAGGAACCCAATAGCCATCAGCTTTATCTCTATTATAAAGTTTTACTGAAGCGCTTTCTGCTGGCACTTGTTCAGTATTAAATTGAGCTGTTTTAGTTTTATGTTTCTTATTCTGCTCTTTTATAGTACTAAATATCAATCTACAGAATGTCTTATAATAAATATTATTATTACATTCCATTCCTAAGTATTCAGCAGCCTGATTTAAGCCATTAATTCCAATAGTTAAATATTGCTTATCAAGATTAATAAAACCAGCATCATAAGCAGCATATAAATGATGGTCTTTACACCAATGCATTAAGTCGTTATAAGCATATTGATATAAATAAACTCTTTCAAGAATATTTTCTATATATTTCTTAATTCCTTCTTGGAAGTCTTTATGTGTAATCCAATCTACTGGGAAACAACATTTATTGGTGTTAACATCAATATGGTCTTTATAATCAGACCAAGTATGTTGCCAATCCTGAATAATTCTGTTTAAATTAAGAGTGATAACATTCTTACTACCAGTCATTACACCTATTTGACCATTAGTAGTATTAAATGTATTTTCTTGTACTGCATTTTGTAAACGACAACATGAACTTAAACTATCTACGCTACGAGATAAATAAGTAAAGAAAGAATTTCCTTGAGCATATTCACTGCATATAAAATGGAAAGTATTTAAATCTTTAAAATTACCTTCCTTATCTGTTAAACAAGCATAACTACATACAGGAAATGTTAAAATACATTTTAATCTTTCTTGGTTTAGCCAATGTAAATAACGTCTTTGTAACCAATTAGTAGAATTCCATTCTGGCTTTGTCCCATCTGGAAATACAAATTCTCCAAACATACCTTCAAAGAAATATTTATCGAAGAATGAAAAATTTGTAAATGGAGACTGCATTCCTCTAGCTCCAGCTATTTGATTAATGGAATAAGTTACTTGTTGGAAATATTGATCAATTTGACTACCAATAGTTTTCTGTTTTATACAGTAATCTGTAGTTATTCTTACACTTGGTTTAAGATAATAATTATTTCCCCATTCTTTTCTACAGAAATAATCCATATACATCAGAAACTCAGGAGTAGCTACTGCTCCTTTAATTTCAGAAGCTAATGCAAAGTTTAGATTTACATAAATACCACAGAATGAATCAAGATTCTTTGGAACGGCTGATTTACCTCCTAATTTCTCTAATCCAGACAGCAAGAAAGGATACATAGAAGCTGCCATACAATATGGTTCTCCTACTTGAGAAGATGAATCATGAGGATACAAAATAGTTTTAAAGTCATTCCTCATAACTTTTATATTAAAGTTAGGATCTCTCTTCTTTACAAAACTTTCCCACCATTCTATATTAGTAAGTTTATTATCGACTTTATGTATTTCAGCGTTTAATACTCCAATGCCTTTAGTTCCAACATTACTATTATCATCAATAGTAGCATTAGCAGTATTGTCAGACTTTACAAAATTATGAATAAATTCAATATCCCTAGTAGCATGATTTCTAATATCCTCACGTTCTTTACGATATAGAATATATTTTTTAGCTACGTCGTGATATCCTAAATCCATTAAGAGTTCTTCAATTTGGTCTTGAATATCCTCAATAGATTGATCTTCAGTTTCTACTACAGAATTAGTTATCTCAGTAACTGCTCTGTAAATATCTTCGTCCATTGTCTTACTAGAGTTTTGAGTAACTCCAAAAGCTTTTAGTACAGCATCTCTAATTTTGTTTCTGTTAAACTCTTCTTTACTTCCGTCTCTTTTTATTACCATAAATAACATTTATAAATTAACATTTTAAATCATCTACGAAATAAGCACTATAATACTAGTACTGAACTAATAATATAGTGCTTATATAGTTATTTCAAAATATTATTTACAAAGTTAAAATGCTGTTTACTAGTAAAGTTTTCTCAACCTGATTCATAATATCCTTTTTCATAGAATCAGTTATAATTTGAGTGAATGCATTATATACAGTAAACATATTTGCGTTATCATCTGATATAAGATACGGGCTATCTTTTTTATCAAACAATAATTTATAAGCATCAATAGGAGTTGATGTAGCTAATTTTACTTTACCAAAACCATTATCAACAGATTCAGACATACAGTTACGAATCCATCTACCCAAATGTTCATTTACAAAACTTTTATTGGTATAATCAAAATCTGTTTCTGCAAAACGTCTGAGAGTAACTCCTATCTCTGTAGTTTGCTCCACAAGTCTTGTAATTGGTTTAAAATTAATTGGAGTCTCTGGCTCTATTTCATTAACTACTAAACTGTCTGGATTAAATACACAAAGATTTGTACATGCAGAATTCAGAGCACCTGAATACATTTTTACAACAGCTTTTCTAGTGTCTAGACCATATACCATACCAATTACTTGCTGATGATTAGCATATTGATATTCGTTTGGTAATACTGCTTCTAACCATACTCTATTAAAAGTTAAATCAGCAGTATCTATATCACCATTTTTATTATAAGTGATTTGATCAGGTAATTTTACATGTACTCTAATATCAGAAGTTAATTTTTGAACTCTTTCTAGGAAAGGCTCAATATATCCTCTAGTAGGAAGATAATCTTTACCTTTAATACTAGTAGCTTTTCCTTCTAATACTTCTTCTAAAGTAAATTCAGTTGGCATTCTCTCCATTATATGTGAAAAACATTATGTTATCAATAATTTCTTTATCTAATAATTTTTGTACTAAATTATGAGGAGTATCTTCCGCATAATTAATTTTATTTATATCTACACTAGTAATATATATCCACTTACTTCCGTTGTATAATATTTGCCCACAGGGATATGAATTTTTATAGCAAATAAGTAGTGTTTTGTTATCTTTAGTAATTTCGTTAGTCATCATTTTAATGTAGCAAGAAACTCTTCTTCAGATACTTCTTCAAAATCTCCATCTCTATAAATAACATCTGAGAGATTATATTCTACTATTTTAAACTCTGGCTTGCCATGACTATGCCAATATTCTGTAACATGTTTTGCATTACAATTAGGACTAGGACCTAATGCAATACTACAAGAGAACTGATTAGTTTCATAGCAATGTCCTTTATAAAAGTTTTGACATTTCTTTATATAATCAATAATAGTATTAACTTCTCCTGGACAAGAAATAACTTCTTTTAATGGAAGAACTTTCTTATAATCTCTATAAGCAGGTCTATCAGAAGTAGCTTCTTTATAATCATCTTCTATACCTCCTTCTAAGAGTTGCTTAATTAGTAATTCAAAAGTATCATCCCAAGTATCATTAATACCATATGCATGCATATAAGTATCTCTGATATATTTAAAATTATCTTGAGATAAATAATGTTTAGCGTATAAAGGATCTTCTCTAGTATCCTTAAATCCATTCTTAATAAGCTCATCTAAATCTATAGAAGGCTGGGCCCATCTATACATTTCTACAAAACACTTATGTAAAGCTTCTTGTAAAACGTCTTCTCTACTAATCATTGTCGTTAGTATAAAATTCTAATAATCTAAAATTATCTGCTATATGTTTAGTATCTATTAATTCAGTAATTAATTCTAATAATGTACTTCTACACATTTCAAATTGCTCATTATCTATATTGTCACAAAAATACCACAGATCAGTATCTGAACAATATGAAATTCTTCCAACAGCCATACCTTCTTTATAAGCGATAATTATACCTTTATAATTATTAGTAATAGCTGCTAAATCTATAGTAGTATCACTACTTTTAGGAATAGTAATATATTTCATTGTCCAAAATCGACTAATTTAAAACTATCAGCATAATTACTTGACATTATAGTTTTTAGTAATTTTGATAAATTTTCATTATATTTATAACTACAATCTATAGTGATATCATCAAAATATTCCCATTCTTCATCTTTATATACAATAAATCCAACTGGTTTATTATATTTATATGCTAAAATAATACCAGAAATATTCTCATTTACATTAAAAACATCTATAACTTTATCGGATGTTTCTGGAAGTCTTATGTCTCTCATTAATTATTTCCTTTAATAGTTCCCATCAAAATATCTTTATCTTTTACAATAGTATAATTAATACTCCATTTAGTATGTCCAAAGTTAGCTGTAATATAATTACTACTACCATACATACTACCTACTGAAATATAATCAAACTGTTTACCAGTAGTATAAGCATAATTATGTAAATCACCTTTTACTACATAAATATGAGGACTACATATACCTTTTTCTGCTATATAATTAGAAAAGAATAATTCAGTCTGAGGATTTAAAGTAAGAGGAAATTGTCTAGTCTGAGAATTATTATCTTTACCATGAGCATACAGGAACTGATGATTTCCAACGATAAAATTATCAATAGGGTAGTTACTAATATAACTCTTAACATTATATTTAGTTAAATATGCAGCTAAAAGTTTTTGATTTAACCATTCAAAATCCCCACCATGATTAGATTCTCCTATAGAGAGATAATTAAAATCTTTACTTTTTACTTTTACTGTAAGAGTAGCAAAGAACTCCATCATACACTCTATAAATGCTTCACTAATTTCTTTATTATCAAGAATCTCAGGAAGTTCATGACCTCCTCTAGTAGTTTCCTTATTAAATCCATCTATAGAATCACCAAGATTAACTACATATACAGAATGATATTCCTGTCCTACAAAAGATTCTACAATTCTAGATAATCTAGATTTAATTTCTGGAACATCATAAGAAGGTAACTGTACAAAACTACTATATTTAGCATTATAAGCTCCGATATGTAAATCAGATAACCATATAATTAAATCAGGATATTTTGCCTCTTTATTATTAATATTTACTGGAAGTTCTTTATAATCCTTTACTGTATTTTTAATAGTAGTTTCTATAAGTTCCTTATTTAAAGACTTAGAAGTTTCCTTAGTTAATTTAGTAACTAAAGCTCTTAAATCCTTTACTTCATCTTTCTCTATTCTTTTTAAGAAATCATTCTCTTTTTCTCTAAGATGCATTTCTTTTAATTCATCCTCAGTATATTCTTCATACATATGAGGCGCAAATGGAGAAGACGCTTTAGTAATATTAAAAGCTTGTAAAATTCTTTTAAAGTCAATAAGAGAATAGTCTGGGAAATATCTGCTGACAATCTGCTGGGTTAAACCAGAACCGTAATAGGTATACATTCTATATACACTATTCATTTCATTTCTAGTAAAGACTCCTGTGATTGCGGGCTTATTTCTTCTGAAAATCTCAAACTTATATCCAGTAATTTTACCAGTCTCTTCGTCTCTTATTTCCCAAGTATTAGAAGCATCATCTGTATCTTTCTTTACTTCTTTTTTCTTAGTATTCTTTAGTCTGTCATATAATTCCAATATCTTCTTATCATCTTCATCTTTATTTTCTTTCTTTCTAAGATTTCTTATTGTCATATATACAGTGTTTATATTTTTTTCTGATATAATACACTGAGCTTTTAAAGAACGATTATTATTAATTGCATCATTGAATAACTTGATATAAGAAGATTTTGTTGCTTGTTTCATACTTTTTTAAAAATTAGATAGCTGTTACGCCTTTATAAATAAAAGTATCTAGTAAAATAAGAGTATCTAAATTAAAAAAGGCAGATACTCTCACGAGCACCTGCCTTAAATTATATTAAATATGTTTATATCTGTAGAATTATAAGGAATTTCATAATGATTATTTACAAATGCTTTATATCTTAAGTATTTTCTGGTTAGATATATTGAGCAATTATCATACAAATAATGTAAGAACTCAATACTTTCTGATTTTTTAAGTTTTAAATTGTAATAATCATGTGCAGTATGACATAACTAAATTAAGCTATTATTTTGATTACTATATTCCGCTATTTTAGTTACCAACTGTAAAGTTCCAAGCACTGAACATCTAGGAACTATTCCATATTTATATTTATTATAACTAATACAACCATCACCATCGAAATATCCTCTAATAAAATGTCTAATTAAATCTTTGGATTTAAAGATATTTTCATCAGGAAATTTAAGAGTTAAGGATTTATTAGGAGTACATCCATATTTATTTAAAGTCTGCCATAAATGTTTATTAGAGGCTGCCCAAACACAACTATTAATATTTTGTCTTATATTGACTGTTCCAGACATAAAAGTATTAAATTTATGTAAATGTTCAATATCAGAATTTTTTAAAGTTATATTTAAAGTATATGTCTAAATTTTTTTAGTAACAGTCTTAATATTACCATCAGCATAAATGAACCCTAACCAATACGCTTTTTCTTCAGTATCAATAGAATCAAATATAGTTTCTGATATCCTAGATTCAACCTGCTTATTTTTAATATTGTAACCTAAATTTTTTAACTTTTCAGATAATGTAGTTCTACTAGTATGATAAACATCTGCTAAATATCTAAGACTTTTTCCTTCCTTCCAAGGTTTTATTATATCTTTATCAAAATCTTTTATTAATGATTTTTTAGGATTATGCTAAGTTATATCCCAAGTTCTTAGGTTTTCTAAAATAGAATTTTTAGAGACTTTATATTTTTCACTAAGTTCAGTTATTGAAATTCCATCAATATAATCCTATATTAGATTTTGTTTAATATTATTTAAATCTTTCATAAACATAAATAGGGAGGATTGCTCCTCCCTAAAATATTAAAATTCCAGACCAAAAACCATCCATCTTCCATTACGCGCACTCTTAGATGGAGTATAAGTTACAGTAGCTACTACTGGGTCAGAACCAATAGACTCCTTACCCTGAACGATATCGATCTGACCTTTAAAGCCCTTCTTAATAAGTTCCTTAGCCATTTCCTTAGCTGCGGTCTTAGTAGGACGAATAACCTTTGTATCTGGCTCAACACGACCAGTATCGTTACCATCCTTATCAAGAATTGGCTCACCAGCCTTCTCGTTCTTTACACGCTCAGACTTCAAAGTCTTCAGTACTTCCTTTGTATCGTGGTCTACCAAATCAAACTTCTTCTGAGTATCACGCTTACCTTCAGTCTTAATATCAACAACCTTCCAAGGACGCTCACGTGTACTTACAACAGCACTAGAAAGAGTTACAATGAAACCACTACCAGGAGCATTCTTAGTCTTCTTCTTCAAATACTCCAGCTTAAATTCCTTCTCATCATTAGAAGTTACCTTAGCATTCTTCTCGTGGAACTTCTTCCATGCCTGTGTTGCATCACCATTAATGTGGAAATTCTCTTTCTCTACCTGTGCTACTGCTGCTTCCTTTGTTTCTGCACTTACTTCAAAACTCTTAAAATTAAAAATTTCACTCATTTTCAAAAAATATATTAACATTAATTCTTATTATCAAAATCATCTGCGATATTTCCCTTAATCTTTGTAATGCTAATATAATCTATATTTCTTGCCTCCAAAAAGAAAATTATAAAAAAATTAATTTTTTTAGAATGGGAGAAATTTTCCCATTAATTCTCTTATTTTTGTTGGCATATCTTTTGGTTGCACACCAAATGTTGGAAAATCAGTACATCCATATGAAAAATCCTCAGTGATAATAGCAATAACTTGTATTGTATCTTCATCAAGACCTGTTTTTTCTGCTAATTTAGCAGTTACCTCATAATAAGTAGTTCCAGGTTTTTTCTTCTTCATAGAATTTACCATATATCCAAGTAACGATATAAGTGCAAATTTTAAATTTATACTTTCCCCTAGAGACCCTAAACTAAAGTATTTACGATATAAATCTGAGAGTTTAGTATAATCAGGTCTCTTGAGTAATTCCGAATCCCTCATAACCATGCATACAATAGAATGCTACTAATTTAAGAAGGTAAGTAAACTCTTTAAATCCTTTATTAAAAAGTTCTCTAGTCATAGGAACTACTTTAGTATTAAAATTTGGAATAGTTTCTACTACTAAGAAATTACTTCTGATTTTAGGATTCTCAATGTTATAATTCTTCTTAGCAGCCATAGTTAATAACCAACTATATAAAGCCATTTCTCTATAATAGTGATATTTAATAAGAGCTCCTTTAGCAAAGTTATTTATCAAATCTCCTGTGGTTTTTAAATCATTTACAGTGATTATTCCTTCTTCTTTATCTATACTATAATTATCAAGTTTTGACTTAATTTTTAGTATAAAAGGTTTATGCTCTGGAGCCTCTACTAAAACATCTATAAGGAAAGCTATCTCATTACCAATAATTGGTTGTTCTAGTAATCCTTCAGGGTTTAGTAAAGATTGAATTTGTGTATCACTATCTAAAGATTCTAGACAGACTTTCAGTTTAGCATGATTCTTAGGGTCTGTAAATATTGGTGTTCTAGTATCATTATTTTCTTTTTCAAAAGCTTTTCTATCATACCAATATTGAGTGCAGTCTGCTAATACTTTTTCTATCTTTTTATCTGACATTTTATCTTTATAATAATCACATTTATCAGACGCCTCTAATATAATATCATTAGTAACATTGATACCTTGTGTTTTCTTATAAATATAATCTGCCATTGCTCCCATTTTAGCAGTAGGTCTGCTAACGTCTGTTAGAAAGAAATCATTAGGTTGTAAAACTAGAGTATGTAACCAACTACCAAATTCTAAGCTAGTTGTATTTAACTTAGTCTTACCCCAATTATCAAAGAATTCTGTTGGAGAACCATCTTGATCTGGATTTATCTTAGATAATCTAGAGTTTGAGATATAATTATTATACTTTTCTGAAAAATAAGTATTGTCATCAATATCTTCAACTCTCAAAGTCTCTATCAGAGGTTTAATAGAAATTTGACTTAATTTCACGTAAATAATTATTAAAATCTTCCGATTCTTTTATACATTCATACCCATATTCTATCTCTTCTTTATCTAAACTATAAATCTTACCATAAGGACCCCATTTCTCATTAGATTCAGAAGCTATTAATAAGCAAGGTAATCCTGCTAAATTCATCTGAATAAAATTACTAACAGAATCGTCAATAAAAATATCAACTCTACCTTTTATATATCGAGCTTTATTAGCACGCTGATACAGAACTTGATAAACAGGTCTATTGGGATATCCATTATTTTTTAACCATGTTTTACTATAATCTTTATTACATACTCTTTTAGTACAATATAATTCAGGTATAAAGTTTATTTTATTTTTTATTGGGAGATTTATCCACCATTCCCTGTCTTTTATTAAAACTCGTTGTACATTTTTTGTTATTTCTCCATCAGACTTAGGATACCCAAATCTTTTTAAATATGGATTCATAAACTCATTTAATGTATCATCTAAATCTAAACCAATTCTTAATTTCATAGATTAAATAATTCCTCAATATCTCTTATATATGTTACCCCAATACCTTTCTTAGCCAATTCAGCTCTGATATTTATCCAGCTATCATTATTATCAAGAATAGCATATGTATCATCGTCTAAATTTAAGTACTTATCAATTTCTTCTTTAGCCTTTTCAACAGCTTCTTCATAAGAAGATGCAGTTAACTTATGAAGTTTATTTTTATTACTCTGACAAATTGCAAAAATATAATTATTCATTTGGTATTGTTATATATAATTATCATTATAAAAATAGATAATAGTATTATAGTGATTGGAATTGATAGAAATATTACTACCATTAACGTTACCCAATTCCATAATAATATTCCGAAAATCTTAAGTATA